TGTAATTAGAAGAGTTGCAGGAGGAGAAAGTTTAACCGCATGTTTGTTAAATGCAAATGGAGCGTCAAGTTTAGACTTAGCTGCTCATTTTCCTTCAGGTCTTTATACAATTTATTTTGCTGGTCTTTTAGAGTTTGGATTAACAAAACAATCTTTAAGTAATAAAGAATGGAATTTGGGTAATCCTGGTGTTGCTGATACTGTTACTTATGATGTAGTTAGCTTGGCAAAAAATACTTATCAAGAAAGATCTAGTTTCGGAGCTGGAGATATTAGTACTAAAAGACAAAATACATTTATCTGGACTAAATTCTATGGACCACAAGCAACAAGTTATCCAACATCTTATACGGATGCGACAGATAATCATACATTGATTAAACGTTTTGAGATCGTTCCTGGTGTTAAGTTTTTTGTTTTATATATAAATCCTTCAGACGTAACTCCAAATAATGAGGGGAGAGACGGTCCAGAATGGCCTGTAAGAGTTAGTGCTTCAAGCGATGATCTTGCAACTGCTCATTACAATGTAAGGTTTGAATATACAATTGCAGAAAGTGGCTTTAAAGGTTATTACGAACCAATATTAAATGACAGACTTACTGGTGCAGGTGGAAATGGACATCCAGGGGGTATTACTGATCTTTATTATGTAAGAAAATATGAAGAAATAAGTGTCCCAAATGATCCTTTAATTAATGGAAGAATACTGCAAACACGTAATGAAGATGATAATGAAGATCAGATTGCAAAAGGACATGGCTTAACTGTAAAGATGAATGTATGGGAAGACTCTATTTATCAATATATTTATGCAAATTGGACCATAGAAAATAAAGGCGATGGAGATTATAGGCCAGGAGATAAAGTTTATATTCCTGCTGTAATTCATCCAAGCGATCCAGATGATTCTGTTGTTGTTCCTGCTCAAATTGTCGATCTTAATATTGATGAAATCACAACTAGAGATGAGATAGGAAGTGATATTCCTTCTGAATTAAATCCTTATGATGTTGCTGCTGATTTCTGGAAATATCAAGGAGATAGATCAAGTCATTTGGACGGCCCTGAACATCGCCTTGTGTATGTAAATGAGATTATTAAACCAGTTACAGACAGCGATAAAGCAACTTATCGTGATTTAGCTTATGCAGGGTTAAGGATTGATAGTTCAAAAGAGTGGACAAATTTCACGCAGTTTTCTGCTTATTTTAGAAAAGGAATAAAAGTTACAAAAGCACCTTTTATTACTGTTAATAATAAAGAAGAAACAAATTTATTTCCTGAAATTGCTTACGCTTTATTGACAGATAAAAAATTAGGAGCAGGAAAAGTTATTCCCAGAGAATCGGTAAATTCTTCAGCTATGCACATAGCTACAGAGTTTTGCCAAGCCAACCGCTTTTTTTGGGATGGAATGATCTCAAACAGGGTTAATTTAAGAGACTTTATTTTTGAACAAGGGACTTATTGCTTATTAGATTTCACGATTGTTGGAGGTCAATTTAGTCTGTATCCTACTGTTCCTTTTAACAATGATTACACGATAAATTACATTGCTAAACCTGAAATAAAGGCAATGTTTACCGATGGAAATATCAAAGATTTACAAGTTAATTTCCTTGCTCCTGAAGACAGACAAACATTTAGAGCAAATGTTTTATGGAGAAAAGAAAAGTTAAATGGTTTTGCTGAAACTAAATCAGTAATTGTCAGGCTTGAAGGATCGGACCATGAAGACGATCCAGTTGAGACGTATGACTTAAGTGGTTTCTGTACTTCTTTAAATCATGCAGAAATTTATGCAAAATATGTTTTAAGCGTTAGAGAATATACAGACCATTCAATTAATTTTAAAACGGCTCCTCATTATGTAAACGGTCTAAAGCCAGGTGATTATATAAGGGTATTTTCAACAACAAATCATACAAGTCGATTTAATAATGGAGCAATTCTTGAAGATGGCACTGTTGTAAGTAAAGACACAATTACAGGCTCTAAAGATTTTTATTATTGGAATCCTTCTAGTGAAGAAGTACTAGAAGCCACTGTTGATTTTTCTAAAGCAAGTGCAGTAAAAGCATACGCTGGAACGTTATTTACTATCAAAGAAACTGGGAATACAGATCAATGCTATAAAGTTGAAAGTATTACGTTTGGAGAGGATGGTTTGATCGAATTATCTGGTTCGTACGTCAAGTTAACTGATGCAAGTCATGGGGCTGGAGAAGGTAAGTTGGCTATATTGCAAGGATGGGGGCAAGGGTCTTCTTCTCGTTTTGTTGTTGAGAGTTAAACATGGGTAATCCAATTCAATTTCCTGCCGTTAAACCTAGTTCTAGAAGTTTTACCCCTGGAAAATTTCCAAGTACTGATTTTCAATCATTAGACGGAACAAAAACACATATTCGTTTTGGCAATAAAGAAGTTAACGCAACTTTAACTTTAGGTTTTGCAAACATTTCTGATGCAGAGGTAATGGACATTCTGCGTCACTATAGGAATGTAAATTCAGATTGGGATTACGTCATTTTCAATAAGAACTCAGCAGGATTACAGGGTATAGAGGCTAATGGTTTAGCCAATACTATAAATAGCGGAACTTCTGATTACCTTGAATTTTCTTTAAATTGGAGATATACAGAACCGCCAACTGTTACAAGTACATTCAATGGATTGAGTAATGTTAGATGTAGTTTTGTTGCTTGCCTCGATGCACCCTAAAATAAGTTATATATAACTATTATTTGGTGACATTCAGTGGGATTTTACTCAGGTAAAGATGGACAGCTTTACTTAGACGGGAGCAACACTGCTGCTGCCAAAGTTGAAAGCTGGTCTTTAAGTGCTACTCAAGCAACTCTTGAAACTACTTCTTTAGGCGATACTGATCGCACACTTACTGCTGGACTAAGAAGTGCCAGTGGGAGTTGTTCTATTGCTTACTACAGTGATGCCAGTGGGTCTAATGAAGCAACAACATTATTAAATAAGCTTATAAAAGCTCGAACAACCTCAGGTGTTGCTGGTATTGCTGCTGATTCAGCTACGGCTACTTTTAAACTTGGCTTTAAAGATTATCAAAATACAGTTAAATATATAGAGGTTGAAGGTTTTATTACCAGCGCAGCTATTAGTAACTCGCAAGGTGAAATTTTAAAAGCTGATATTAGTTTTGAAGTAAATGGCGCACCTACTGGTGTCTCAATCTAATGCCTGTTGTCTTAGGTCAAAAAGGGTTTATTGAATTACAACGTACCTCTTTGCAGTATGCGTTGACGACGACTCTTGATACCAGTGATGTTAATACAAGTCGTAAAAGATTCTCAGTTGATTTTGCTTCTGGAAGCATTATTACTGGGGATAAACTTGAAATATCTACAAAAGATGGATCAAATTTAGAATTAGTTTCCAATCATAATTATCCAGATGGTACATGGTTTGTTCATGTAGATGAGGTTGGTGGTATGCGTTTATATAATACTTTTGCTCATGCAATAGGTGGTGGAGCTACTAATGCAGTCACATTAGTTGCACCATCAAGCTCTAAGGAAATTTCGTTTAAAGCCAGAAACGTGGGTTATAGACCTTTAGCAAGAGTTAAAAATTATGAGTTCACTACAACGAGAGAACAAGTACAAGTTGAATTATTAGGTGATGAATTTCGTCAGCAATATGAAGCTGGACGCATTTCAGGTCAAGGATCAATGACTTGTGAGTGGGAATATAGATATGTTGCAAGTGACCCTGATTACAGCACTAACCAAGAATTTTCATCTTATTTAGCTCGTTTAGTATTGCGTTTACAACAAGGCGCAGATTTTAATGGTCGATTTTTTTTATATAGAGAATCAGCAGGGTCAGTAAATAACTGCTGGTATGAGTGTGAAGGACAAGTAACTAACTGTGCAATAACAATTCCAAATGTAGGGATAGTCGAGACACGCATTGACTTTGTTACGTCTGGTCCATTCCAATTAAGAGTAGGTAATGTCGATGGATATTTACTACAAGAATCTACAGATTACCTACTTTTAGAAAATGGAAATAAACTTTCTTTAGAAGACGACGCAACTTAGTAGGTATTGCACCCTAAACTAGACGAAAGTGTAGATAACAAATGGCAGACCTACAGATCAGTCAACTACCCTCGTTAGCCGAGGCAAATATAGCGGCTACTGATGAGTTAGCTATTGTCGATACTTCGGCAAGTGAAACGAAAAAGGTCACTGCTAAAGCACTGGTAGAAAAAGGTGTTGCTTTAATAGATGCTGGCAGTATTCCAGGCACAGCACTTGCAAGTCTTGGAGCAAACACAGTCGTAACAAATAGCATTACTGATGCAAATGTCACAAATGTAAAGCTTGCTAATTCAAGTATTAGTCTTGGAGGCTTAAGCCTTTCTCTTGGATCAACAGATGCTACTCCAGCACTAGATCTGACCGACGCAACAAATTATCCGACTTCATCGTTAACAGGAACAATAACTAATGCTCAATTAGCAGGGTCAATAGCAAATAATAAATTAGCTAATTCATCAATATCTATAGGTGGAGTATCAATATCTCTTGGAACAACAATTGCAACACCAGCATTAAATCTTACAAGTGCAACTAATTATCCAACATCTTCTTTAACAGGAACGATTACCAATGCACAGTTAGCTGGCTCGATAGCAAATGCCAAGTTAGCGAATTCGTCAATCAATATTGGTGGTATTACTTTCAACCTTGGTGATAGCGATACAAGTCCAGCACTTGATCTATCAGATGCAACAAGTTATCCAACATCTTCTTTAACGGGAACAATTACAAATGCCCAATTAGCAGGAAGTATTACGGGTTCCAAGCTGACTGACGGAACGATAACGGCAACTCAACTTGCTGCAAATTCTGTAACTGCTTCTGAACTAGCAGACAACGCTGTGGATAGTGGAGCTATTGCAGCGTCAGCCGTGGTAGATGCAAAAATTGCTAGTGGAATTGGTGGAGCAAAAATCACTGATGGAACAATTACAGCAGCGAAGTTAGCAACAGCAAATATTGATAGATCACTAAACGTAGCTTCAGGAAATCTTGGAATTAATAACACAGTTACAGCCGCTACTCGTTCTGGAATTACATACAACGCTCAAGGATTGATTACTGGAACGGTTGCTCTTGCTGCCTCTGATCTTCCTTTAGCAACTACATCTGCTGTCGGTGGTGTTTCGGTTGGTACTGGGTTAGCTGTTACTGGAGCTGGTGCTTTATCTCTTTCTAATAGCGTTACTGCTGCAACAATTTCTGGAATAACATATAACGCTCAAGGTCAAATTACTGCAACAACAGCTTTAGTCGCTGGTGATCTTCCTGCTGCAACAACCTCTGCTAAAGGTGCAGTTTTAATTACTTCTGGCGGAGGAATTTCTGTTGATGGCTCAGGTGCTATTTCAACTTCAACAAGTGGAATAACTGCTGGTACTTATACAAAAGTTACTATCAACAATAAAGGTGTTGCAACGGCTGGAGCTTCTTTAGTTTCTGGAGATGTACCTGATTTATCTGCAACAAAACTAACGTCTGGAACGTTAAATGTTGGACGGTTTGCTACTAACTCAATAATAGGATCTAAATTTGCAGATTCATCTGTCTGTCAATTTACTGGTGCTCAATCAACTTCTGGAGTTGTTACTTTCCCAACCGCAGAATTTAAAGGCCAGTTCTTCTATGACCTAACGAATGATGATCTATACGTCTACGATGGGTCGGCGTTCCAGCCAGTAACAATTACTTCTGGTGAAATTATTTATGCAGGTAACTATAGAGCTGATACCAATAAAATTACATCGTTAACAGCAGCAGGAACAGCACAAGGTTATACAGTTGGTGCTGCATTACAAGCTGCTTCTGCTGCTAATAATCGTTATTACTTTGTTTGCGATAAGTCAGGAACAGGAACTTCACCAGCTCCAACAGTAACAATTAACCCTCCTGACATGATCCTAAGTAATGGATCAACATACGAAAAGCTCGATATAAGTAACTTTATTGCTGGTCAGGTTGCTTCAAATATTGGAGTTACAGCTACAGGAGGTATTCAAAATACTAACGTTCAATCTGTTTTAGAAGAGTTAGATACAGAGAAATTAAATACTACAGGCGGCACGTTAACTGGAAACTTAGCTCTTAATCAAAGTTCAAGCATCATCTTTGAAGGTGCAACACCTGATGATTTTGAGACAACATTAACTGTTATTGATCCCACTGCTGATAGAACTGTAAGTCTTCCAAATGTCACAGGAACCTTAGTTAGTACTGGTGATACGGGAACAGTTACAAGCACAATGATTTTAGATGGAACAATATTAAATGCTGATATAAACGCCTCTGCTGCAATTGCTTTAACAAAACTTGCAAACGTAACTGCTGCTCACATCATTGTTGGTAATGCGTCAAACGTTCCAACAGCAGTAGCAGTTACAGGAGACATAAGCATTTCAAATGCAGGTCTTGTTGCTATTACTGCTGACTCAATTGTTAACGCTGATATTAAGAGTGATGCTGCAATTGCTGGATCAAAGATTGTTGCTGGAACTACTTCTGTTGTTGGGGTTGTTCAATTAACAGATAGTGCAGCTTCTAGTTCAACAACCACGGCTGCAACACCTGCGGCGGTGAAGGTAGCGAAGGATGCTGCTGATGCTGCTGCTATCACTGCTAATGCTGCATTGCCTACAACTGGTGGAACGTTAACGAATAACTTAATTATTGATAATGCCAAGCAAATTAGATTTACAGAAGCAGATGCTAACGGTGCAAACTTTGTTTCTCTACAAGCTCCAGATACGTTAGCGGCTGATACCACTTACGTCTTACCAAGTGCAGCTCCTACAGCAAATGGTCAAGTTTTAGCAAGTACTACTGGAGGGGTTCTTTCTTGGACAGACGATCCAACAGGGCAATGGGTAACGAATGGAACGAATGTTTACTATGACGGCGGAAATGTAGGAATAGGAGCAGGGTCAAGCCCTGCGGAGTTATTAGATGTATCTTCTACTGGCGCATCTGCGGCTATTGAAATTAGTGCTGGACAAGCATCTACTACAACAGGTGAAGCGAAGCTTATTTTAAGATCTTTACATTCATCCTCTGGTACTAGTTACTCTAGATCAGAAATTGCTTCTCTTGGTGTTGCTGGTGGTGATTCTGATTTAATCTTCCGTACTACTACGCAAATTGCTGGCCCTGAAGAACGGATGCGGATCGATAGTGAGGGGCTGGTTGGTATTGGAACAAATCCAACATCGTCTCTGCATGTTTCAGTAGGATCTTCTGGTACTAATTCTTCAGCAGGGTTTAATGAATTTTGTATTGAAGGTGCAGATGAAGATATTGGAATGTGCTTCCTTTCACCAGCAGCAAATAATCGTACTCATACAATAGCTTTTGGAGATAGTAATAATAATAATGCTGGAAAAATTCAATATGACCACTCAACTGATGATTTAACAATCACAGCGTCAGACAATATTGTTTTAAATGGCGATGCAGTAGGTATAGGTGTATCTCCAGTTGACAAATTAAATGTAGCTGGTGCCGTAAGAATTAATCAAAGCACAACATTAGATCATTTATGCAATGCTGGCACAGTGCTTGAAGTTAGAGGAGATGGAATTGGATCAGGTGTTGTTGATACTGATTTCTTTAAAGGTTTTAAAATTGCTTTAAACGATGGCCCTGAATATGGAGGTCAAGCTCAATTTGCTGTAGGTCGTTGGGAAGAGAATGGAACTAATGCAAGATCAAGCTTGATGATCTCATTAGGTCATGGTGGCATAAGTTCTTCTTCTAATGCAGATGCAGATGTTTTGCTTTTGAACTCTGATAAACACGCTGAGTTTTTTGGAGGTTTAACAGTTGGAAGCGATATACGAGCAACTGGTGCTTCTGATGTCAGATTAACTTTAGGTTCAACTGGCACTGTTGATACTAATAATAGTGTCCATGTAAGGGCGGATGGTGCAAATCTAAACTTTATGGCTGCTAGTGGAGGTATTACTAAATTTGAAGTAAACGGAACAGAAACACTACAAATCAACTCAAATGGATCAATTGCGGCTGGAACTGTTGGAGGTACTTATTCCTTAGAACTTGAAAACAAAATAAATAATGATGTCGTAATGTCTCTGGTAAACAGTACCGCTAATGAAGATTGTGGCATAAGGATTACAGGCTCACACACTGGAGTCGGAACTAGAACATCTAAAATTGGACATACTATCGTTACAAGTGGAACAGGCTTACAACTACATAGTCCAGATAATATAGTTCTTTATACAGGCTCAACTGCTACTGAGAGACTTAGAATTGATGATAATGGAATCAAGTTTCAGGGTGATACGGCATCAACAAATGCTCTCAACGACTATGAACAAGGAACATACACACCAAACTTGTTAGCTCACGGTGGGTCTTGGAGCACTGTCACATTAAGTAGTGGTAGTAAATACGGAAGTTACGTGAAAATAGGCAATATGGTTCATGTGCAAGCGTATTTCACTGATTTTCATGTGGATTCAGCACATGATGGCGACTTAGTAGGAATGACACTCCCAATAGCTGTTGATTCAGGTAGTACAGGTTATTCGGTTCTTACTACTGTCCATGCAAATTGTTTCGTTAGTGGTAAGCAAACTAATTTCTTTGTAATTTCTAACAGCTCCAATGCCTACGGGATACAAGAAGCTTCAACTAGCTATGACACATGGAGAGGTGAAGCAAGTAGATATTTAATGGTTGCTGGTACATATAGAGCTGGCTAATCTGCCTAGACCGTTAGCACGTCTTTAAACTAAGCCCCATTAAACCTGTTTCGTCTGGAGGACGTTCCTAAAATGGCATTAGCTGAAACAATTGAATACGACAAAATTGAAGTCGTAGGTCAGTACAAGCATGTACAGGTCAGAAAAGCAACGGTGATAAAAAAGGATGGTGTTGAACTCACCAGATCTTTTGAACGCTTTGTTTTAGATCCTGGTACGTTAGACGCATCCGATAATTTCGTAGATAATCCTTTAGATAAAGAGCCAGATGGAGTCACTGCTATAGCAGACGAAGTAAAATCTGTTTGTAATGCTGTTTGGACTCAAAGCATTAAAGATGCTTGCAAAGCTAAGTTGATTGCTGATAAGCCAGCTTAGTAAAAACCGTATTAGACAAGGATTTGTCTAGGTTTAAACTTAAATAGTTAATTACTTTTTTTATGACTACTCTCATTGAACGTC